TCCCATTCATAAACCATTCTAGATGGATATCATAAAGGAAATATATTCATTCAATATTCCCTTTATGACTATTTATAAAATCCATTTGTTGAGAACATTTTGTGGAATGTTCTCAATATTCCCATTCATAAACCATTCTAGATGGATATCATAAAGGAAATATATTCATTCAATATTCCCTTTATGACTATTTATAAAATCCATTTGTTGAGAACATTTTGTGGAATGTTCTCAATATTCCCATTCATAAACCATTCTAGACGGATATCATAAAGGAAATATATTCATTCAATATTCCCTTTATGATTATTTATAAAACCCATTTGTTGAGAACATTTTGTGGAATGTTCTCAATATTCCCATTTATAAAACCATTCTAGATGGATATCATAAAGGAAATATATTCATTCAATATTCCTTTTATGATTATTTATAAAAATATTTATGGAGAACATTCGCGAAAATGTTCTCAATATTCCCATTCATAAACCATTCTAGACGGATATCATAAAGGAAATATATTCATTCAATATCCCCTTTATGACAATTCATAGAAAACCATTCTAAATGTATCACGCGTAAAAGGAATACAATTTATTATCAATTATATTGTATTATGACCGATAATATTTCGATGACACGTATCGTAGATTTGCCCGAAGGACCGGTTCGACAGATGTCTCAACAACCCGTTCAAGGGGGGGTTCAAGGAAATATGGGGTTTAGTAATACTTATATGCCGATGGACGTCCATCCAAATCCTTATGGGATGCCTCCACCGCCTCCTGGAGGGATTATGCCTCCACAACATACACAAGGTAGGACCCAACAACCTGGTCCTGGCCCTAGTTTCGACGAACAACCGATTCGGTTACCACAAAGAGATATTCCTATGAATTTAGAAGAAAGAACATATGACGAAGCGGTCCAACCGAATTATATTCCGCCACCCCCATCAAGGTCATCGAATGATTATATTCAAGAATATCAAGAAACACAAGACCGAAAAATCCGCGAATATGAAGAAAAGAAAATGCGCGAGAAAGTGCGAGAACATTGGCTGGACGAATTCCAATTGCCGATTCTCTTAGGACTTTTGTATTTTGTCTATCAATTACCCATTATAAATACCCTTGTTTTTAAACGGTTTTCTTTTTTGGCCATTTATCGCGAAGACGGAAATTTCAATCTGTGGGGGCTTGTCATAAAGAGTGTATTTTTTGCTAGTGCGTATTATTCCATTCATAAATTGATACGTTTTATGGAGTAAGAAGGAGGGGTTCACAATATTTTATATAGTATACAAGTAAGGGGTCTAAAAGAAATATCCCCTGCGTGTTCTTCTAGAAGATTTTCCAAAAAGGTTACGAGAACTTCGTCGTTGGCGTCGACGGCGACACTTGGTTTTAAATGAATTGGAGTTGCGTTCCTCATCTTTTTCACCAGGACTATATTTGAAAAACCACTCATTCCATTCAGGGGAATCGCGTTTGATATTTTTTTCTTTGAATTCTTTGAATTTCTCCGATTTCTCCGCACGAATTGTCGCTAAAGTCGGCTGGGTTCCATAACAATCCGGCCCGAATCGTTTGAGAAGCCCTTCTGAATTTGTCCTGTTTTTCTGCTCTAAATCAAAAAGCATCTGTGCCATACATAAAATCCTATCCGAATCGAAATACGACTGCCCCGAATAAACAAATGCCAAATAAAAACTCAACATAGTATCCATCGTTGCTATTTTGAGTTCTCTACCTTGAATTTTGAGAACGTTGTAATTATAACACGCAATCGGTTTGAAAATGAGGAGAACTCTTTGCCCTTTAATAACCACTTCATAATGTTCTGGAATAACATCATCTAAATTGTCGTGTCGAATGATTTTAACACCCACGATACCGGCTTCATCTAATTGTTGTTTTATGACATTCGCACATTTTTCGGGGTCTTCGGAAATAACGTCGAAATCGGGGACGCGTCTATTATAAAGATCACCCGTGTATTTGGTGTATAGCGAAGCGGCATATCCACCGAAGAAGACGACTTCTTGATGAACTAAAGACTCTCTTATAAGCGTGAATATTTTTTCGTTGTCTTTTTTCTCATTCGCCTTATTATTTATTTTTTGACAATTATAAGGAGCCTTTAAAGGATGGTATGTATTTAATAAGGTAAGACGCTTGAAGACTTTTTCCCATCTAGAAGTATCTCCTGCTGGCCTCGAAAGCTCTAAATACATTCCCATCCGGAGATAATTCGGCGGAGCATAATGAATTCCATCGATGACGATGGCATCTTTCTGGATGGCTTTGTATATATTTGAATTCAATTGGGTCAAATCCGCAATTGGTATGTAGTTTACAAAAACTTTATATGTCCCTTTATGCACTCCGGATTTTGCATCGACCTCTGTAAATCCTGCTTTATAATAAATATCGGCTAGTTCAACTGCGTCTTTAATAGGATTTATACAGAAAAAATCGTAATCTGGGATTTCTAATTGTCTATCATAAAACTGGGCAGATTTGGGTAATATATTGTTTATCGAAGACCCTCCGTAGCAGACATTTTTTTTTCGTCTTAAAAAATCTTCTAAAATGCTAATCATACGTTTCACATCTTCCGCATTTGCTATCTTTGTTTTCTGTATTTTTTCGGTTTCGTCTATAGAATGCCTAAGAATCGCCATTTCACATTCTTGAACGGTCATCTTATTTGTGCAAACGTCTTCGTCCATTCTTTATATTATAGATAGATTTTATTCAAATCCATCATAATAAAGATACACTCTTTCTCTCTCGATGTTCTCTATAAAAGGTTTCCAAAAAGTAGTCATAAAGGAAAATATCAAACCAAATATTCCTTTATGACAATTCCGTAAAAGGTTTTTATGAATAAATAATGGAGAACATTCAATTAAATGTTGTCTACAAAAGGTTTCTAAAAAGTAGTCATAAAGGAAAATATCAAACCAAATATTCCTTTATGACAATTCCGTAAAAGGTTTTTATGAATAAATAATGGAGAACATTCCATAAAAGGTTTCCAAAAAGTAGTGATAAAATGGGTTTATGTCAAAGGAATAAAGGCCGAACTGCCTTCTGTATAAAACATGTTCTCATAATCACCAAAATTACTGAGTCCAAGAGTGGATATCGTAAAAATGAATCTGGATTCCCAAGGACAAACAGGAGTAATATTCCATTTTTTAGCATTATATAAATCTTTATAAGGAGGAAGAGAGCTGAGAATTGCCCCGCTCTCATCGAATGGTAAAACGATGGATAGAGAAGCGGGCGAAGCGGGCGAAGTGGGCGAAGGAGAAGCCGGTGATTTCTTTATATCAAAAGAAGGAACATTCAGCGAAATCATATTTTTCAAATTATCGGTCATATTTCCAGCAGTAGATGTTTCGTCCATAACGATAACAAGTTGTCCTTGGATTTGTCTTAAAGGTGTAGTTGACTCGATTTTACCAGAAGCCCGATTGGTATTTTGTATGATGGCGAGGGCTTGTTCAATTTGCGAATTCAACTGTGTATTATGACCCGTTGCTCTTTGTTTTGAAGTAGTATCTTGACCGGTTTGATATGCAGGTAAAATATGTAGAAAGAAGGGGTCGCCTGGATTGGGTGCCGAAGAAGTCGAGAATGCGTTTTGCTCCAATAATTCTATAAAATCAATAAGAGGAATCGATTTTTGCGCGATGTTCTCCATAGGCGAATAAAGAGAAGAGAACCCGACCACAGCAGTAGAACCGGTTGGTTTCACATCATAAAATACGTGAATGAATACATAACGATATCCTAAAGATAGTATATATAACATCATATCTTCGGATACATCATAACCGTCGAACCCGCCACCATAAGCAGACATAATATAAAAATTGTTCAACTGTTTTGAATAATAATTTTTGGACATATTTTGTATATTGGGAATCAACGTATTTGCTTTTTGAATAGAGAGAACATTCGAATTTGCGAATCCTTCTTGAATCATTTCACTACGTTTTTGAAGAAGTTTATATAAAATATATAAAAAAATAATGACGACGACTATGATTGATAGCATCTTATGAAATCCAATATCGCCTACTGTCTTTATTCTTTGAAAAAGGGGACCTATACCTCGATAAATATCCATATACAAAAAGCAAATAAAATAATATGTAATCATAATATAAAATGGCAGGAGGCTTACTAAATTTAATCTCTACAGGAAATAATAATGTTATTCTAACAGGTAATCCTACAAAAACATTTTTCCGGGTTACTTATGCCAAATATACCAATTTCGGGCTACAAAAATTCAGGATTGATTATGACGGTTTAAGAGATTTGAGATTGACGGAACCCTCTACTTTTTCATTTAAGATGCCTAGATATGCCGAATTATTAATGGACACCTATTTGGTTGTCAATATTCCTACGATATGGAGCCCTATTTATAATCCTTGTCAACAGACCACAAATATATGGGCGCCTTATGATTTCCGCTGGATTCGAGAACTAGGAACCAATTTGATTTCCGAAATAACTATCACGTGTGGTTCTCAAACGATACAAAAATATTCCGGCGAATACCTACGAGCGATGGTAGAGCGCGATTTCTCCGGTGAGAAAAAAAAATTGTTCGATAAAATGACGGGAAATACTCCCGAACTGAATGACCCGGCAAATGCTTTCAGTCGACAGAATACCTATCCATCGGCGTATTATGCCGGTCCAGGAGCTACTGCCGAACCTTCTATACGCGGAACAACCCTTTATATACCCATCAATACGTGGTTTACACTAGATAGTCGTTGCGCTTTTCCGATGATTTCTCTTCAATATAATGAACTCTATATGACAGTCACGATGCGACCCATTCAAGAACTCTTTCAAGTGCGCGATGTTTTTGACCCGGCCAATAATTTTCCATATATTCAACCCGATTTCAATCAACCGCAATTCAATATGTATCAGTTTCTTCAAACCCCCATTTTCGATTTATCTACAGATAGCTGGCCAATAACAGCAAACACATGGAATGCGGATATACATTTACTTTCAACCTATTGCTTTTTGACAGGCGAAGAATCCCGTAGATTTGCTGCAGAAGACCAAGTTTATTTAGTAAAAGATGTTTTTGAATATACTTTTAATAATGTAACGGGTTCTCAAAAAGTCCAATTGACATCTTCGGGAATGATTTCGAGTTGGATGATGTATTTTCAAAGAAATGATGCGAATATGCGTAATGAATGGTCTAATTATACGAATTGGCCTTATGCCAATTTACCACAAGACGTTCAATTGGCACCGAATACTGCCCCCGACCCAACAGGAAACCCGATTATTGCCCCAGGACAAAATCCAAACAATCCATCCTTTCGATTAAGCACGGGAATTTTTATAACAGGACCTTTAGCAGTTCAAAATCAAAAAGAAATATTAGAAACTATGGCTATAGTTCTCAACGGGGATTATCGCGAAAATGTTTTAGAATCCGGTATTTACAATCTAGTCGAGAAATATGTGAGAACCCGTGGAGCAGCAAAAGAAGGCCTATACTGTTATAATTTCTGTTTGAATACAGACCCTTTTGAATACCAACCATCGGGTGCCATTAATTTAAGCAAATTTAGAACGATTGAATTAGAGATAACTACTTATACACCGCCATATGATATACAAAATTCACAATATAATATTGTAAAAGATTCAAATGGGAATCCTATAGTTGTCACAAAGAATAATTGGCAATTATTTGAATATAATTACAATATGAAAGTGTTTGAAGAAAGATATAATATTTTATCCTTTATTGGAGGAAACTGCGGTATGCTATACGCAAGATAATCGGTTCATATTATATATTATAATATATAATGGAAACAAGGTGGAATACAAAAGAAGGATTTGATATGTTTGAAACGGATTATTTTAAAAATGTCAAGCGAAGATTATCCGTTCCAGGACTAAAAAATATTATTGAATCTATAGAAAAATATCTTGGACAATATGGTAATCCTGTTCAACATATAGACAAAGGAATAGAGAACTTTATTAAACAAATTTTGATGTTATTGATTGGACAAATGAATTGTAATCCCGATGGAACCATTTCTGGAATATCTGGAGGTTTATCGGAATTATCTGGATTTACTTGGGCGAATAACCAATTAGATTTGTTATCAAAACAGGTTGCTAGAAAACCAGTAACAACTATCAAAAAGAATGTAAATTATGCTGGAAAAATAATCGAATCTTCATTTGTAGAAGGGTTATCTATGAATGATACGCCCACATTAATCACTACTATTCAATCCTTTATGACAACTCACCCGAAAATAAAAAATATGACGGCTTTAACCAATCTTTATATATCAGAATTGAATAATTATGAAAATTCTATCGGTGCCACCCTAACAACCGAGCAATTATTCGAATTTAATAATCAATTCAGTAATGAATTGGACAACAAAATTTTTCTAAAAAAACTACAAGAATTAGAGACAGCCTTACCCGCACCCTCTTATCCAAATACACAAGCCGGATACGAAGATTTTATGAAAAAAACCGCTAGATTCAGGTTTGACACGACAAATACTACAGAAATAGTATATTATCCCCTGAACGTCCAATATTTTCCATATCCCATCAATATGTCCGGTTTTCAAAATTTATTCTATAATACGAGCGACCCCGAGTTTATCAGTTCCTTAAATTCGTTTCTACAATCGATAAATACACCAGCTCTTCCGCCAACAGCCCCCTCTCAACCCTTACCAATCGACCCGAATTATGCCTTTTCGATTGATTTAACTGCCACCAGCACCTCCTCTATACTTTCTTATATTGATTATATCGTCCAATATTTTTCCTTTGTGGTTTATCATATACAAGGGATTGGAGGAACTATGAGTTTCCCTGCTATTCTAGCAAATGTTTGTGAGACTTATATTAACTATATTAATGCGGTCGAATTTCAAAAATACCGAGTATATGGAACCTTTCTGACACCCCACGAAGTGGCTTTATTCAATCATCTGTTTTTTATTTGTTTACATCAAGACGATAGCACTTTGAATATATACAATATAGCTGTTTCCTCTATTAACCCCGCATCTTTGCTAGAAATGGCTTCGCCCTATATCAATTTAGTCCCACAAAATATTTATGGATTGGTTTCTATGTTTGTCACACAGATAAATATGAGAGTGTTAAATTTGATGGCCAATCAATTACAACCATTACCGATTGATGGGGTCATCAGTTATCCACCTAGGCGGGAGAATGAATTTGAAGGGCCTTTATTAACCGAATATATATTAGGATATAGCGATGATGTCTATGTGCCAGATATTGTTCCAGATGATTATATAAATGATTATTATATTCCTCCGGGATTAGAAGCTTGTGAAAAGGCAAATCAAACCATACAAAAAGAATGCAAACAATACGCAAAAGTCATAAAGAACGAAATATATAGATTATTGACTATACCGATTTTCGTGTATATTATTTATAATGCCTATTATTTATTCTTCTTTAAAGACTGTTATGGGCAGTCAAAAACAGTAGATGAAGAGGGAAATATAAGTTATGAGCATTCTTGTCAAGCTGGATATTTTACCCCGATTTTTCCAGATTGGGAGACGTCATTTCATAATGTTGCTGGTAATAAATTGGATTATTTATTCGAATTCATTTTCAAACCCGTAAAAATTGTATATACACTATTAAATGCTTTTAAAACGATTTTTCGAAAGCCGATTCTTGGGGTTGTCATAAAGGACAAATATCCGTATTTATTTTTTGGTATTACTGCTATTTGTATGTTTATGTTTTTACAGAGTTATGGCGCGGAAATTATTAAAACGATTTATGGATTGTTTTCTTTTAATACGCCGAAAATGATGTATAGAATATCCCAAGCGATTATTACAATATTTTTTATATTGACCTTTTTTAAAGATGTGTTTGATATGAAATTCGATATGGGGGGCGATGAAGAGGAGAACAAGGGTTCTTTTGGTTCTATGGGGAAAGATATCTATAAAAACGCGAAAAATAATTTAGACCGAGGCACCGATTTTTTGAAAAAATCGGTTTCTGGTGCGTTTACATCTATAAAACCGCCAAAATCTGCGAAAGAAGCATGGGGTAGTTGGATAATGACTCCGGGTTCTGGTGCTTTTATGATGATTTTAAAGATGATATATTTTATTCTTTTTTGGATATTCAAATATATTATATCTATAGGACTTACTGGGGTTTCTGTTATGATTTCTGTTATTTATTTTTGTTATACATTTATATTTGGTATAAATAATTATTCTACTCCTGCCGAAAATTCCAATTCAAAAGTTGAACTTATGTTTCGAATTATGTATACCAAACTTTGTGATAATAAAAAAGATGGTATTTTTATATATTCTTTGAAATCGGTTTTTTTCTTTGGAATTTATTTTTTGACAGAATGTATTATCATCTATCAATTGTTAAAAGGTATGAATGAATTTCGAAAAATGCCGACGCCCCCTCCTCCATTCGACCCCCATTTTTCGTCAAAAGACACTAGTAAATTGACGGAAAATAATCTTGCTGTGAAATCGTGTATGATTATTATTTATTTTATTATGTTAGCATTAGTAGGTTTATGGTGTGTTTATAAATTCAAATTTAAAATGTTTAATGAAATCATCGGGTATAAAGAAGATACAACTGACGATACTTTTAATAAAAAATATGATTATGAACCTGGAGAACCGA